GGTGTGTATGACGGTATGCCACAACAAGCTATAGAACGTGCTCGAGTCAAGTACGGCTTGGAAGAACGCGGTGCCTTCAAGAAGGGTTGGGATAAGCTGGAGAAGTTCTCGCTGGCTGCTGACTTGGCTGTTCGCGCCGCAATCTATGAGCAGACCATCAACGAAACCAAATCCCCAGAGATGCCGGAGGGTGACCGCCGGTTGGCGCTGTACCGTGCCAAGGAATACATCAACTTTAAGCACGGTGGTAACAGTACCGTTGTTGGTACGATGCGTCATATGGTGCCGTTTTTAAATGCGTACCTCCAAGGTATGGATGTTTTATATCGCACCATGCGTGGCAAAGGCGTTTCGTTGGAAGACAAGCGCACCGCACAGAAACTCTTCTTAGCAACTGGTCTCAAAATTGCGGCCATGTCTACGCTCTACGCTTTGCTGGTTGGCGACGATGACGATTACAAAGGGCTGGAAGATTACGAACGGGATAAGAACTACATCATCCCCGGCACCGGCCTGAAGATTCCTGTTGCCCCAGAGGTTGGCTTTATGTTCAAGGTCATCCCAGAGCGTATCGTGCGCTACGTGATCAGCCAAGGCACAGACCGTCCGCAAGATGCTACAGCTTTCTACAAGGGCTTTAGGGATGCATTCATCACTGCGTACACTGGCATGAACCTGACTCCGCAGCTTATCAAACCTTCGCTGGAAGTAGCGGTTAACTACTCGTTCTTTACTGGCAACCCGATTGTTGGTATGGGTATGAAGAACCTCGACCCTTCGTTGCAGTTTACCGAAGGCACATCCGAGTTTGCCAAGTTGTTTGGGTTGGTGGGCATCTCGCCGATGAAGGCTGACTATTTGATCCGTGGCTACACCGGTATGCTGGGCGCGTTTGTACTGGATGCAACTGATGCTGTGGCTAACCCTGATCGTATGGGCAAGCCTGTAAACAAACTGCCGCAACTAAGCACGTTTATGTATGACACCACAGGCCGTGGGTACAAGTCGGAGTTCTATAATTTCCGTGAGTCTGTTGATCAGGTGGTAGATACCGTCAATATGTTCAAGCGCGAAGGGCGTATGCAAGAGTTGCAGGAGTATATGACCGAGGACAAGATGAAACTCTACGCTATGAAAGGTATTGTCCATAAAGCTGAGACGCAGTTATCTACTTTGCGCAAGTATAGAAACATCATTGCTAACGATCCGCAGATGCCACCTGACCTGAAGCGTGAAAAGACGGATGAGATTCTGAAGCAGGAAAAGGAACTACTGTTGGCGTACAACTTACCTCAGTTGCGGGGAATGGCGGGGATGTAAAAAAGACCCCCGCGCTGGGCGGGGGAAAAGCCTCGTAGCCTTGGAGAAGCGAGGTGTTACGACGCAATATATCACGCTGTTCTCCACACCCGCAAGCCATACTTTCCTTTCTCTACAACAGCTTTACAGACGACTGGGATTCTAAGCCGGGCCGCTTCTTTCCGGACGTAGTCCTCGACCTCCTTACGGTTCAAGCATGGGATAAAGAATGACGTGCCCAGCTTGAACTTCTCCCACTCAATATGGATCGAGAGATTCGAAAGGAGGAGCATTTAGCAGTAACTCTTTGTTTTCAACAAAACTCTCCAACCGTTTGGTATCAAAACACAAACACGTTACGTTTAGGGCAACGTCTGAAGTAGTCCCAGCAAACATACGCTTACGGCGCTGATCAAGGAATGACTTGTTTTTCTTGTACGGTTCCAGCACCGCCTCGAAGTTCATGTGCAACTTGGTGCAGTACTCGCGGAAGAACCTCGTTGCGATAAATAACAGTTCGGTATCTGGCTCGTAGCGCATGATCAAGGCACCGCGTGGCTCGCGTATAGCACCCATCTCAAGCCCGTTACGTGCGTCTTTCTTACCGTTGATAACAAGCATTCCCTCCCGATGCTGCTGGCAGAACGTACCAATGAAGTCATCTGCGCTGAACAGCGAGTCCTTGTTCTTACGGCGGTTCTCCTTGACCAACTCAATAGCGAAGTCAAACACTGGTGCAGTCGGGATGTCGTGCAGTCCCAGCTTCTTGGAGATGATACCGCCACCGATACTTGCAGCCAAAGCTGCTGACCAATACCGCTCGTTGCCTGTGATGTTAGCTGCGCGGTCAATACGCTCCATCAGTTTGTCCATGCTCTCCATTACTTCTGGTAGATGCGTCATGACGTATTGTATGTAAGGCGTAATCGCGTGGCCGTAGTGGCTGCTCAGTTTGCCGAAGTGGCGCTTGGCTTGGATTGCATCCATGCTCAGATCATTAACCAGATCGGCCTCCAGTAGGCGCAGCAGTTCCGGCTCGGGGAATCCCTTGACGGTTAGGAGAATGTCACGGATAGCTTTGTTTGAAGAGGTCACCGCAGGAATCTTCCATGTGGTGTTGTTGATGCGCTCCACGTTTGCTTTACCGGACATCCTGCCTTTGCCCTGACCTGAAGTAATGTCGTACACCACATCAGACATCAACTCTGCTTTCATGTTGGTGAGTTCGTCAATCGTTGCCGTGACGTTTTGTAGCACACCGAACCGATGCAGCCTGAAGTTGTGCGTATCCTTGTAGGTCATCATCAGGGCTTGTGGGTTGCCGTAGATGCTGTTGACTGCGTGGAGCAGTGTGGACTTACCTGTGCCACCGTTCGGGCTAATTAGATTCAGCAAGAAGCCGTTCAGGAAACCACCACCGATAAACTTCAATAGCGGACCACCGAAGCCCATAAAGAAAGCAAACGCTCGCATATCTAGGCCGGGGGTAGCGTAGTGATTGATGATGCCCTTCCACTCATGGAAGTCGCCCCGCGCACCGAAAGCGGGTACTAGAGGCAGCGTAGCGGACGATGGTGGGCTGTACTCCACCGTGTCAGGTCTGATCTCTTTATCACCAAGGATGAACGCGCTGTCATCCGACAACCATCCGAATTGTTTACGTGCAACCTCTGCCTTGCCTATAGCTTGCAGTTCTTCTACCCACCGTGTTGTATACGACATTAGTTTCTCCTGTTTTTTTCCAAGCACAGCAATACCGTACTCTGCGATCTTGCCGGTAAACTTCTCTTTAGATATAACTTCCCGCAGTGGCATGATGAACTCACGCACACCGTCCTTGGGTAGGTGCAAACGCATCATCACGCATTCACCATCTTCTGGATCGTACAACCGCTTCACCACATAGAAGTCGTATGGGAAAAGCATTTCATCTTTATCGTTCTCTTCATCCTTGTTTGCTTTGCGATAGATGCCACCTACATGGCCGCGAAAGAATGGGAACGGATATGCTGGAATCTGGTACGTCCTAATCTCTTCAGTAATAGGCTCAAGCGCCTCAACAGTTTTAGGTAAGTTGTCCGGCTCAATAATCTCGCGCCCGATCTGGATCGGCGAAGTAATCTTTAATGGGCAATCTATACATGCCTTGGGCGCTAACTTCTTAAACGTCTCGCACGTGTAGGGTCCCTTGGTCTGAGCCGCCTTACGTATAGTTGTTGCCTTGTCGTAGTCAGGATGCTTACTAGATAGAACATGGATACCCTTCTCGCCATCCACGCACTGCTGCGCGATAGATAGTCCTGCTCTCCATAACGGCTCTTCTACTTCTTCTTGGTTCTCGTAGATGTATTTAATCTGCGCACAGCCTTCATCCTGCACTGACTTGACCAAGATAGTTCTAAAGCGCGACTGATAGTTTCCCAGCAACGCTAGTGTCGTAGGATCAATCGTGCGTTTGAACGGAGGCTCGCCCGCAATATGAAGCTCATCTGAAACTAACTTTTCACGTATCGCATCAACGCTAATGCGTGAGCCATGCATCAGTACCTTAACCGGCTGTGGGTTCTCGATGTCCTTGAAGTTCAACGTGTCTGGTATACGCAGAATACGTGCAACGTCCGCTGTTACTGCTGGGTCAGCATGTAAGTTCTGTGCAGTACAGAGTGCCTTGAAGCCTTCAGCCAACTGCTTCCACTCAACCTTCGGCAGTGGTTGCTCTACCACCCAGTACGCATGTACGCCGCGCCCAGAGTTAACAATGACGGTAGGCTTGGGTAGCTTAGTCTTCTTGACAAACTCTTTTAGCGCGACAAGACCCGCACTCTGATCTGCGTATGGCTTACCTAGACCACAGTCCAGATCAAGAAAGAAACAATTAAGTTGTTCTGCATTGGCGTTAGTACGCCCTGAATCGTCGATAAAAGAAGCCAACGCAAAATAGGCATCGTAACCCCTGTGTACAAGAGCATCCGCATAATTGTTGATTTCTTCAACCGAGGAGACGAATATTTGTTTTGGTGCTTTATCTTTCTTTAGCCCCATCACACAGTAGTTTCCTGTGGGTGGTAAAACTAAAGACAAAAAGTCTGTCCTCGATAGCATAGCCGCCTCGTGAATCGCCGTCTTTTAAAATAAGGTAGGCAGGGATAGTGACGGCGAACTACCCTCTTCGGGTGCGCTCCCTAGCCTCCTTAACCTGTACTAAGACTTACGCTTTAGTAAGTCCTTAACAACCTTCGCTACATCTTCCTGCTGCGCTGGTGGTACGTTGGTAGTGCCCTTGAACCAGTTGTAAATAGTTGCACGGGTCACACCAAAGTACTCAGCCACGTCTGCCGCAGGAATATCTTTTTCTATGCAAAGGTTGCCAAGGATAACGCCTAGCTTCGACGTATCAGCGGAGTTAACAGTCTTAGCAAACCGGAATGAGTAACCATTACTCATTGTCCCACTCGTCCAAAATCGCGCTTACGTCTTTCTTGGGCGCAGGGGCTTCTTCTTTCTTGCTCGCACGTTTCACAGGTTCAACGGCTACAGGTGCTGGTTCCTCATCTTCATCAGCGGGGGCGGGTGCAAATTCTTCTGCGCTATCTTTCACACCATCTGCTTGAGCAACTGTCATGGTGATAGCACGGGTTGCCGCATCGGTCTTGCCTTGCTCCATAGCGGTTTCAAACTCTTCGGTCTCCAGATAACGCACAGCCTTAAACGTAATCTTAGGTGTGGCGCTATCAGTATCGAAACGCATTTCAGTAACGACTGAAGAGATCGGGATGCCTTTGCTTGCAACCATCTTAGCGTAGGTTGTCAGTGCCCATTTACCGTTGGTGCTTTCGCTCCAGATTGAAGTAGCAGGAAGCGTCAACTGATACACGTCCCCAGCAACATCATTCTCCAAGACGACAGCCAAACGCTGCGAGAAACGGCAAGCACGTGAATCACCCTGACCAGAACCTTTGATGTTCTGTGGGCAGTCCGCACACTTCTTCGCTTGTGGGTTCTTAGCTTTAGCGTCAGGTACTTCACTATCAGCAGACCAGCAGTCAGGTGCAGCGACTACACCTTTCTTGTATGCAGCAGCGTAGAACGTACGCGACTTCTTTGGTGCAGCGGCGACAATCACAACATTCATTGTGCGGTCTTCGTTCTTGGCTACTTCTTTACCATTGACCATCATCTTCCAGACGCCGCCCTCAATCGAGATACGTTTGGAATCGCCACCCCCGCCGCCCATCAGGGCTTTAGTTGTAGCATCAAGTTCGATGGCCTTCAGGTGTGCTGGAAGGTTTTTATTCAACAGTGCAAGATCACTCATTTACTTCTCCTTATTTACGACGAACGACAACCGCGTAACGGCTGTCAACATTTAACCCCGGGGGATGCAGGTCAGGGTTTTCCTCAAGAAACGAAGCCATGTTGGTTTGCGCAATGCGCTTCTCCAATAAATTCATAGCCCCGTATGCTTCATTCTCTTTCACAAACTCGTGGAACGAATACCAATCATTTGTCCAGTAACGCTTCTTCACTGAACGTGTCAAGGTACCGTAGGGGGTACGTATACTGTCCGCACCAATCAACTTACAAGCTTCAAGAAGTTCGTTTTCAATAGACTCAAGTGCATCTTTGAGTCGCATGTCTTCTTGCTCGTACTTGTCAGCTAACTCTTTGCGGGCATCACGTATTTTGATATACGTCTTCACCAACTTGTCAGTTGGTATTACTTTAGTTTCTTCCATTTTATTTTCTCCAAGGACACTACAACCATAGAATAATTTTAAACTTATACACTGTCAAGCAGATTCTAATAAATTTTTATATAGGTCAATTACACGTGAATGAATATCTATCTTCGCTTCAAGCATTGCGTACATACGCTTCTCTACAGGTGATCCTTGTAGGTGCACGATGGTTACTGGGTTATGCTGCCCTGCACGATGCGGACGGGCGTTACATTGTAGATATGTTTCTACAGACATCACAGGAGACCAATAGACCACAACGTTAGCAGCGGTGAGTGTGACCCCATGCGATGCCGCTTGCGGCTGGATGATTAGTACTCGCGGGTTTTCTTCTGTTTGGAATTTATTAAAGATGTCCGTGCGCTTCCTTGCTGATACCTCACCGTTAATAATTTCGCAGGTGTACCCGCTCTTCGTTAGTTCCTCGTGGATGATGTGGATGGTATGGCGGTAGGGCACGAACACGATCACCTTGTGACTTGCCTCGTCAATAACTTCTTTCAGCGCCTCGATCCGGTTGGACGCATCAAACGCAATCGTCTCCCCACTATCCGAATAGACCGCGCCGCATGAGAGTTGCAGTAACTTGTTTAGGTTCGCCGCTGCATTGACCGTCGTGATCTCTTCCCCCGCTGCTACTGCCACCATATGTTTACGTAAGTGCTCGTAATACTTTGACTGCTGCGGGGTAAGCGGTACCTCTCTCGTAACGTAAGTTATATCTGGTAGGTCAAGGCACTCTGCTTTTGTAAATCGAATCGCGGGTTGCAACACTTGGTGCACTACATCTTCAGAGCGCGGTCTAGGCACCCACTTGAAGGTTGTAATCTTTTGCATAACCAGATCACGGAACGACCCAAAGAACTTAGGCACACCCGTGGGGTTGATGATCCGTGCTAGTCCGTATGCGTCTGTCGGGGATTGCGATGCTGGTGTACCCGTTAGCATCCACACCCAAGTGCTTGGCTTTATTACGGAGTTAAGGATTTTCCAACGCTTTGTGGAAACAGATTTATATGCGTTGGCCTCATCAATAACAATCAGATCAAAGTCCGCTTCTTTCACAGCTTCACTGATGATGCCCAGCCCATCGTAGTTGCACACCACAAACTCCGCATCACTTTCAATCGCTTCAATACGCTTATCTTTGGAGTGGCTGTGGGCGATGACGCAAGTGCGATGTATCGCAAACTTAAATAGATCGTTCTGCCATGCGGACTGCATGATGGATAGGGGGCACAGGATAAGTACTCGTTTAATAACGCCGAGCGTCATGAGATAGTCCGCTGCCCAGATCACGCTACCTGTCTTGCCTGTGCCTTGCTCGTTAAAGCAGAACGCTCGTCGGTGCAATGTCAGAAACGCGGCGGTATCTTTCTGGTGTGAGAACGGTTTGTAGAGTCCCGGCCAATCGTAGTGCGCGGTAATCGGAGACGGCACATTCCTGATGCGTAAGTTCTTTAGCACCTGTGCTTCTTCCAGTCCCCACTTCACCAACACTTCGCCACTATCCAGTATTTTGCTCTTCGGTATTATTTCTGTGATGCGTTTCGGCTCACGAACTTTTAGCAATAAAGCTCTATCGTCTATTATTTGCAATTGATTCTCCAAGGGCTAACAGGCTGGAATGAGGTTTTCATTCCAGCCCAACGTACTACACAACAGGTGGGCTACTCGCTCCAGTGTGGGGTGAACTGACCAAAGTCCCCTGCCAGCACCATCCGCTTTCGCCCGTAAATCTTTACTTCTTCTCGCCCTTCTTGTGCCCGTTACGTGCACGGTTCTTCGAAGGTGCTTCTAAATAATATCCATCTTTGTTAGTGCCGCCTTTTGCCAGCGAGACTCTATGCGACACATCTTTACCGGTACGATCTACGCCTTTTTTATCTAACGCACGGCGGGCGCGTTGGCGTTCCATCCGATCAGGGTGCTCGCCGCGTTTTTTTTCCATCTCGTACTCGTGCTTGTACGGTCTAGGACTCTTCGTATAGGGCATAGTATCTACTCGCTTCTATCTCGTATTCTTTCACCCCCAAAGAGGCGATCTTCAGAATTTTTAGGGTAGGGTCCTCCTCCTCAAACCAACGTCTCGCGGTACCAACCTTGGGCGCAATGTACGTAATGAAAAAGGCTTTGTACTCTGGGTTCCTAGGTTCAGCCAGCACCATCACGTGGTGCAGATGCTTCTTAACTGACCTTGCCATTGTGCAGACAGTCTAAAACAGGACAATAACTCCTGCAAGTAAAATTCGGTTTCTCGTTCCACACGTTGGTCAGCATTGCCGTCTCCAGCCTGTGCGTATCCTGCAACCACTTTACCCATCCCTTGCCGCTGTCGTTAGTGTACTCAGCCTTGACGAAGTCCTTTGCCACTACGAACAGCAGCCCAGCCTTCACCCGTTTCACTTCTGGAAAGTGTTTGAATAATGCTAACGACAGCAGCTCAAGCTGCCCAGTATCCGCATACTTCGCGGACTTACTTGTTTTGTAATCTACAAGATACGCCTTGTCCCCATCGATGATAATCAAGTCAGCGATGCCCCGCCACCAAACATCTTTAGCATCAAACGCGCACGGCTCAAACTCTCGGGTCAACCCCATCTCGTATTCGCAGTACTTGGTTCCGTTAATTTGAATCAGCTTATCTAACTGTTCTTTAATAAACCCGTACTTCGCTGGGATAGGGGTGCCGTCCCTTACGTATTCTTCAGCAGCTAGGTGTACCGCAGTGCCGTATAGCAAGTGATCCTGCGGGGGTTCCACAACATCCTTCACCACCTTCAGCCGGTAATACTTCTTCGGACACTGCTTGAACAAACTGATACCGCTGTACGACCATGTGTATTTAACTGTCATTTTCGTAAATCGCTTTAATGGAATCTATGTATGGGAGCAGGGTACTAACTTCGTGTATTGTGGGTATCTGTTTTTGAGCTTCATACTTACATTTTCTTTGGTACTTACAAACTATCTGTCTGACACGTTCCTTACTTATACCCATAATGTCCCCCGCCGCCTGAAGGGTGCGTCCCTCCATGCGTAAATACATAGCTTGGGTTTCTCGCTTAACAATCGCCATAGCTTTCAGCCATCCCTGATTCACAGTTCAATGGTAAACCCTCTGCCCATGCTGGAGTCCAACGCATACACTCCTCGACATAAGCGCGAGCCTCGTCCGCTTCTTCCTTCTTGGCAACACACGCCACGGCATCATGCACAGTAAGAA